GGGGCCTTGACCGAACGATACTTGGGCACCCAATGGTAGCCCGTCGCACCGTCCGGCCATAGGCCGCCGACAAGATGCCGCCGTGACTCCGTGAGTACGATCCGGTAGAGGTTCTCTCCAAACGGATTCTTCCCAAACCGACCCATCGGCGTGGGCCAGTGTCGTAATGAACTTGCCGGATCGTATTCAAAAGACATGACTTAGCCTAATGCCCGAATAGGTAGCGCGGAATTGTCACGCCACTCAGGTATGCGTTCAATCGTGGTTGCACGCTCGCGAACTGGAGCATTATCACCAGGTACATCAGGTTGCTCGCCGCGATGGTTCCGGCCGGTCCGTAGGCGGGAAAGACCACCTGTCCCTTCACGTCGTAGAGCGAGAGGGCCTTCGACTGCACCTGGAACCAGTGGGCCAGGGCCAGCCAGTCGATGTAGCCGGGCCGGGCGCGTTCGTTCACGATGACCTCGCGGCCACCGATGGTGCGCGGGCGCCGTCTCTTCAGCATGTCGGGCTGTTCGTCGCCGCGGATCGTGGGCACGTCCACACGCTGCACGTTCAGGCTGAGGTTTTCCCAGGCCGTCACCATGTCCACGTTGCAGTGGGGGGTGAGATCGGCTTCCTGCGCTTTTTCCACGCCCATGGAAAGCTCCATGAGGGCGTCGATTGCACGCACCAGGGAAGGCGTCAGCACGCCAGGCGCGTTGAAGTTCGGCACGTTGAACTTGCCGGGGAATGCCGATTTCTGGATGTTCATGTACAGGCCGGTGTTGCCCGCCACATTGTAGGCGCGCAGGCCCAGCAGACCGGCGTTGCTCACACCGGGGCTGCCGCTCACCAACAGCCTGGTCCCGCCAGTCGTTCCCGCCGGAGGTGCCCCCGTCAAGGTGATCGCCACGTTGATGGCGTCCACGCCGAGCACGGTGGCGCTGCCGAGGAAGACCCCGCCCGCGTCCAGCAGGCCGTTGTAGAAGTCGAGCGTCTGTCCGTCCATGAAGGCGTTCGGGTTGTTCACGGTCAGAACGTTTCCGGAAACCGAAACCACGGTGTCCAGCGTGTTGCTGCCGTCCGACTGGAGAAGGGCATCCATGCAGCCGGCGATCATCTCGGTTTGCTGGCTGGTCAAGAGGGTGGCGTAATCCTGAACGGCCTTTTCGTCGGTGTCCGTGGTGTACTCGGCCAAGGCGGTCCACTGGGCCGCGTGAACGAAGGACACGCAGGAAATCGTGCCGGGGATTACTTGGGGACCGGATCCATTCGGGAACGCGCCGCCGTCGAGGTTGGCGACTGCGAAATTGCCCCACTGGAGCGGTTGTAAGGGGATTCTGGTTGGCCGGTTGGAAACCGGCTTGATCTTCGTGTTCAGTTTGATGTGCTTCCAAAGGCGCGAACTGGCAAGGGCCAGCTTTTCAACCTTCGGAACCACATACTCTTTTTGCAGCCCCATTGAGGCTGCGAGATTGCCAACAGGCATGTCTACACCTCTCAGATTTGAAGTGTGTCATGCGATCCTTCGGCCATTGGCCGGGCTGGACGGCGCCCTACCGTTTCGCAGTCACCGTTTGCTACAATCCGTCGCGCGTGCCAGTTTTGAAGGTTCCCGTTCCTTACCGCGCGTCGAACTTTACATCATTTCCATTATACGCCCGTGTCAAGGGCTATCTCACCTGAACGCGGGAGCCATCCGTCAGAATGTAGCGGTCTTCCTGAACCATCTGCTTCGAGGTTCGCCCCCAGTCGATGTTTTGGGGGATGGAAGCCACCGGCTTGAAGCCGTTTGCTGGCGCTGCCGTAGCTCCGGGGCGCGTAGTCGCGGTTTTTGCCACCACCGGAGTCGTTTTCGAGTGCCGCATCGTCGAATTCACGGCGCTTGCCATCGCTTCGGGCACCACCCTGCTGTAGATCGACTTCATGTACCGCAAGTACCCGGCCTTGTCACCAGATTTGATGAATCGCTGCGCCTTCTCGCTCCAGCCTGGAAATAGGCGGTTTGCCGCCGCCTGGGAGCGGGTCATAAACAGTTCGCGGATCTGGGCGCGTTCCTCGGTGTCTGGTTTCCGGCCGGCGAGGGACTTGGTTTCCTCATCGCGGACGATTCCGCGCTGGATTCCGTCGCGTTCAGCCCTCCATTCGCGGGATCGCAGGGCCTCTTCACGCGCCGTCAGGTCATCGGGCTTTGCTTCGACTCGTGGTTTTGCCGTGGCCGGAGCTTTCTTGGACATCTCCGCAAACTCGTTCAGGAAACCATTCAGCGTGTTCAGTAGTTCGAGAGCCTGCGGCTTGTCGGCGGGAATGAAGTCCGCAAGTCTTTGAAGAAGCAACGGGACTCCATTGCTTTGCAGATGCGACCACACCACCCTACCGATATATCCCGTGAACCCATCCGGGTTCGTCTTGGCATACTTGGCGAAGATGGCGGGGGCCAGCGCCGAAAAAGCCTCTGGACTGCTGGTGGCCATGTCTTCGACGAAAGCCGGGTCGCCGTCCATGAACTGTTTGGAAAGCCCTGTCAGTTCCGCAAGCGTTTCAAGTTTCCCTTCGATGCCTTCGACTCCTCCAAGTCCTTCAATCTTGTCGCGGAGTTCGCGTGCTTCGGTCAACCCGCCGGGGAATTCACGGTCGAGTTCCGCCACGCGGTAGACGGCCTTCGTCAAAAGCTTCCCCGCAGCGTCGTTCTTCGTGCGGATCTCACTCAGGAGGCTTCGAACCGTGGGATCGAGTTTCTTCCCGTCCGGCCCCAGGAGCGACGTTACCGGAGCAGTCTGTTCTTCCCCCTCTACCGCCGGTTTCTCTTCGCCAGCCGCGACGGGCTGTTGCTCAAGCGTGGTTTCTTCCGCGCCTTCGAGCGGTTCTACTTCCAAAACGTCTGTGTCAGGCATTTATTCCCCGTTGTCCATTCGCCAGTTTCCAGAGATCCGAGATTTCCCCTACTTCTTGATCTCCTTCCGGTTTGGGCACAACTACAGCTCTGTACGAAAGATACCGCAGGATTCTTCCTGTAGACATATCAATCTGAGGAAAAACCGTCTTCCCATCGACTGTAAACAAGTCTGGTGGTAGTTGATCTGTGTCAGGCATTGTTCTCCTGTGCTGGCGGCCCGGGAGCCTCTTTTGGTAGTTCAGGCTTCCAACTCTCGGTCGCCTTCGGATTTGTGGCAGCAATCGCGGCTGCTTGCGCTTGCTGCTGCGCTTCAACCGCCTGCTGCATGAACTTCTGATGCTCGAGCGCGTGAAGCCGGATATTCTCGATCCCAGCCTGATTCCCAGCAGTCAACTGCTGCTGAACCCACGGCCAGTCGGACAGTTTCTCGCGGCACTCCTCGAATTCCCAATCGTGGTAGTCCAGGGGGTCCACAGGCACGGTAGAAACCATCGCGCCTGGTATCCCGGTCAATGGATCGGGCGGCCCTTGCTGTGGGCTTTGCTGAATCAGCATCTCGATCTCTGCGGACTGCTTGCGCCGAACGCGCGCCTCTGGAATCACAATCTCTGGCACCCCATACGTCCTGAAGATGAAATCCCAGGTGTCTGGAGACGATAGAAGCGCCTGCCCGATCACAGGGTCTTTCATCGCCATTTCCAGGATATTGCTCAGCGTCACCCGCTTCTGCATCGTGGATTCTGGGTAGCCGCTGTCCGTGTCGGGATGGGCCAGGAAGTGCCCTTTGCCAAGAGCGGAGATGTCCAATGTCACAGCACCCTTTGGGCCGGGGATGATGAGCGGCTTTCCTTCCTTATCGTCGCGCGCCGCGGCAAGCGCAGCCTGCCGGTAGACCTTGGACATGAGCCTTTGGACTGCTCCCCAGATCACTCCGAGCTGCCCCATGGCCTGATAGATGGCCTCCTGGTAGCCGCCTTTGGTCTTTTGATCCGGCATCCCGGCTCCCTGGACTGCGGAGGGGATTGCCAGAATGTACTGCAAAAGGGCGGTGGCCAGGTACTCGGTATGCCGGATGAACGTCTCTGGAAGTTCGGGGTTCGGTTCACGGTAGAAGCTGTCGGCCAGCGGGCGGTCGCGCAACACCTCAAGTTCCATGGCCGGCCGGAAGCAGAATGGAGCGGCGGTCTGATCGTTGATGGCGGCAACCTGTGCGCGGCCGGCGCGGAGCCACGTCGAAGGTGATCCGAAGTCCTTCCACTCGGCGTACAGATTCATGTCGTCGTTGAAACGATCCTGAATGACTACCGCCGGGTCCATGATCGCCATGCGCGCCATGCCATCGCCAGCATACGGGAAGTCAACGCTCAATTCATCGTCTATGCAGACGTTACGAGATCCGACGTATTGCTTCCCGACGAAGATGAACACACCGCCATCGGGAAACGCTTCGTTCAACGCATCCCGAAGCGTCCAAGGTTCGGCTTGGTGAACTTCGTCCGTATACGCCGAATCCAATTCCTCATCGGTCAGCATGGATGGGCGAAAGAAGAAGTATTTGCGCTCGGTGTAATGGTCGTAGGTGTCGGTCAGTTGGAAAGCGGCGGAGTTCCCTTGTAACGCACCAAGTCGGGCCAGTCGCTCAAACTGGGTGTCGGCTATTCCTTCCTCGCCGAACTTTCCAATCTTGTCCGCAAAGTCTGGATGCTCTTTTCGGGCAGTGTAGATGTGCGGATCTTCAGTGATGATGCAGTAGGGCCATTCCTCGAAGGTTTTTGCGACGATGGGGACCTTGGTTTCGAGAACGCCGTACACGGAAGTGGTCTGCACCCGCCGCGGTACGCCGTTTTCATCCGTTCCCCATTTCTGCTCATTCGCCATCGTGCGAGTCCACGTCACCGTGCGCCCGTCGAGGCCCATCATGCGGGTAATGGCGGTGAGTAGATCCTTGGTATCGTTCCTCCGGTCATACAGAATCCGATAAGCCTCTGCTGCATCCGACGCCTGAAGATCGACCGGAGAGTTCCCGCTATCCGGCTGGAAGTCGATTCCCGGCTGATTTTCGGTCAACTTGGCGATGATGATTTGCAGCGCGCGCGCGAAGATGTTGTAGTCCGCGATGTACTCGCCGCACTGAATCTCTCCATGGCCGCTGTCGGGAACGAACTGGCCGGGCGCCCCCTGCACGAATACCCCACTCAGAATATCGTAGTAGATGTGCTGTAGACCGCGCTCGTAGAACCGGTTGCGGCGCGCCCGCATGACCTCCATGCGGCGTTGGTAGAGTTCCTGCCTCTGAGCTTCCTGAAGTAGCGCGAGGCCGGCGTTCTGAAGCTCCTCGGGGAGTTCCTTGTTTTCGTCTCCATAGGTGCGGGGCTGTGGTCGCTGCGGGGCGGAAACATCATCCGGGGCTTCGCGCTCGGAGTCCTGGCCTTCGTTCGGAGGGCTGAAAAGCTCATCGGATTGTGTTGCTTCAACCAGCACGAAAATCCCTCAGAATTATGCCTTCTTCCCCATCAGCGCTCAATTCGGTGCATGTTGATGTCCTGATATTCAGCCACGTTTCAGCCTGTTCGTCTCCGCAGTCTAGCGCTGCAATTATCCTCGCGCTGAGTTCCGAACCGGCCCTGACTACAAATCCGTCAGCGGTGTCGTAGAGTACTGACTTGTCCACTCGAAGCAGAAGCCAGAGGCTCAATTCAGCACCGCCTGACTCTGCCCAGCGAGCCGGTCCATCACGCGGTCAACCACTTCCAGGTTCGCCCTGGTGTCCACGTAATCCAGAACCGCATTGACTACGTTGCACAGGTTCTCACAGCAGAGAAGTTCCTGGCCGGCGGTCGAAGTCTCACCGCAGAATGGGCAGTGAATCTCCTTTGAGGTTCCGGCGATCACGCAGCGGATCTGCCGCTCGGCTTCGATGACTTTCTCGCGGGCGTTCACCGTGAAATCCCTATTCCCATGCGCTGCACTTGCATCAAGCATTCAAGAGCATTTGCCCAGGTTCGGTGCCGTGTCACCGGTCCGAATCTCGGGATGCTGAGTATCCAGCACGGAAGCCCGAGGTGGTCCAAAAGCGGAGATTTGTAAATGTGCGGTTTCCTTCTCATTTCCGTGATTCCGCCGCGCGCCGGAGCTTCCCCTTTTTCTCGGGCAACTTCTTGAAGTTCGTCGCGGAGTCCCACTCTTTCACCGCCGATTCGCCACCGAGAGCCTTCTTTCCGCTCTCAGAATGGCCCCACCGCTGCTGCGCTTTCGATAGGAAGGGCATTATCCCCTCTTTCTGTCGTCGCGGGCTTCCTCCGCCCGGTCTTCCGCTCGGTCGGCGGCTCGGTCGGCGGCCAGAATCTCCGCGTCGGTGGCGTCTCGCGGGCCGGTCGGCTTCACAATCTCGCTCAGGACGTTCGCCGCTACCTGGGCATCGCTTTTCATCTGCTCGATGCTCATTGGCTTTCCGTGGTCGAACAGAAAGTCGTCTTCGTTCAGTTCGGCGCCTACGGTAGGAACGTCATGCGAGTGTTTCAGCGAGACAATCGAGCCGTCGTCCAAACGGACCCGGTGCCCGGTCGAGTCCGTGTCGATGATCTGGATGATTTTCGCCATGTTAGTAGATCAAGACGTATGCCTTGGCTCCCGCAAGCGTTTCCGCAGCTTGTGTGGTGAATTGCACGCTGATGATGTCGCCATCCGATACTGTGATGAAGTGCGAGGAGTCGGAACAGCTGGTGTTCGTTCCGACAGTGCACGTAATGGTCGTGGTCGATCCGTTCTTCAGAACCGTGAACACGCCCGAATTTGCTGTGGTCCCGGCTACCGATACCGCGACTCCAAGGAAACGGATGGTCCCAGGCTGCGTAAGTGTTCTGCCGAGAGCCACCGCCGTCTGTGTACAAGCCTGCGCTGCCCATTGCCCGAGTCCGTACAGGCCGAGCGTCTGGCTGGCCGTGGCCGTACCCGTGCAAGCGCCTTCCAATTTCGTGGCCTCAACCGCCGTTGGGAAGAAAACCGGCTCTCCCGTAGCATGACTGTGCGAATAGGTGGACGCCGTGAAGGAGCACGTCCCATAAACCAGTGGCGTGTAGCAGTTCACCGCCGAAATGGTCACGGTATCGGCGTTGGTCCCAGTCCCCACAATGACCGATTGCCCAACCGCGCCGGCCGCCAGCGGATAGAAAACGATTCCGTTCGGTCCCGGTACTTGGCCAATATCCACGGTGAGCGTCTGCGTCGTGGTGGCCGATGACGTGCCGATGTACACGGTCAGGGTCGGCTTGAAACTGCCGTAAGTGTAGGTGGTGCCAGGAATCGTCTGCGCTGCTGAAGAAAGGGCCAGGGCAAGAGCCAGAAGGCCCGCGAAAATCAATCGTTTGGTATTCATCGTAATTCCTTTTGGGCTGATGCCCGGTTACTCGAAGATCGACCCTTCGCCGCCGCCATGGGCGCCGTAGCCACCTTCGCCCTCATGTTCCTCTTCCTGCAAGAACTGGTGCATGTGCTGGTCCAGGGCCTCGATGTTCTCGTGGTCATGCGGTCCCTCGGCCTTACCACCTTCGGCGGCCTGGTGGCTCGTGTGTCCTCCACCTCCGTCTTGGTGGACGTGGAAGTGCTTGCCTTCCGGCTCGTGGTGCGCGGCCAAGTGGACGACGGCGTGACCGATGTGCGGGTGTTCCGTGCGCTCCCCGTCGCTGGTGACGCTGTGAAACGTCCCGTCGCCGTGGTCGAACAGTTTGGAATGTTCTCCGCCATCTCCGTTCGACTTGCCGCCCATCTGTCGCTCGGTTTCCTCACCGATACCGGGTTTCTTTCCGCCGCGGGCCATATCCGCCATGGTGTCTGCTATGCTCATCGCTTCTCCTGGGGCCGCCCTTCGGCAGCCGCTCGAAATTCGCTGAAGGTGCGCGCCACACGCCGGCCTGCTGGAAGTTCAGCCTGGCGCTCGTTGAACTGGTCGCGGAGGCGGTTTATGTCAGAGAGCAACCCGGAAATAACGGCATTCTGTTCCCGCATCTGCCGGTCCAACGCCGTAATAAGAACTCCGTGCCGCCGTTCAAGATCCGAACACAGCCAATTTCGTAGCCAGTTCAGCAATCGCTTCACGCGCGCCGTCTCCTATGGATATACTGAGCACTTTTCTCCTGGGATGTCAAGCGCAACATCGCCATTGCCCTCGAAGTCGGGTCTTCGTACTTCGCATACGTCTCCGCCGCCCGGTTCTCAAACGGAGCCTCAGTCTTGGCCGAAAGGTGCGTCTTCAACCCATACCGCACCATGTCCGCAATGTCATCCGATGCCTGCCCGCTCATCTTTTCGATGTCGGTAGGGTCTTTTTCGGAGCAAATCAGCATCGGGACCGCTGCAATCGTCTCCGGGCACCCCGAGGACACGAAAAACGCCGGCTGGTCCTGCGTTTCCTGCTGAAAATCGACTCCACCGGGCCATTTCCGCAGCCGTCGTGCCGTCGCCCAGCAGTTGAACAGCAACCGCCAGCCTCCAACCCGGTCGATGTCGGCCCGCGACAGCCTTGGCAACCCTCCATTCACGAAAACCGGCTCCATCTGCTCAACCACGGTGTTTGCGCTTCCCCGTTTCGCCCAGGCGTCGTGCCCGATGTAGTGATCTCGAATCTCCCGGCGCTCACTTTCAGGCGTCAAGTGCAAAATCAGCTTCGCAAGGTCCGGTTCCGCAACGTCATTCACCACCAATTCCCGATAAAGGATGATAATTCGCAGCATTCCCGTCATGTTCACGCCAAACAGCGACAAAAC